AGTAGAAGATTTATCAATTACTACCACATCGTATCTACCCACATAACTTTGAAGCGATGTAGTAATTCTAGAATCAATCTGTGGAAGATAGTTGGTAAGAGAATTAACTCCAGTAATACCACCGGTAATACCTTCTCTTGGCCGAAAATCTAAACAATTTCTTAGATCATACTTGGTACCCCCAGATTTGCTGGTGTAACTAAGAAGTGATGACTCAAAATAATCTATGAGACCAGAAGAAACATAAGAATCTATAGAAAAATGATCACCCGAGCCTGGGTTATGTACAAAATAATCATATGTGGCAGTGAGAGTGCCTGTTGGTACTGTACCTGAGATTAGTACTACCGAAGCGCGTTTGTACACATAGTCGCGCTGGCCATTATCAAATACAAATCTTGATGTCACATTACCATCTATAGTTGATGTGACATCGATGAGTCGAATACCGTCAGCGTATTTCAGTTGACCAACACCAGAAGATAGTGTAAATACCTCACCTAAAGATGTGCTTTTAGATTTAGTCTTAGGTGTAGTTTCAGTAAGAGATTTAGTTGCAGCACACGTAATATATAAAATTGCATTTAATGGTGTTATGCCAGTAATTGACACAGAAAGCCCATCCGGGGCAACTGTAGCAACAGAAAGTGGATATACCTGGGTTGCTCCAACAACCATAAAATTACCTTGTTCTTTTGGATCAATCTTCATACCGGTAACAGCAAATGAAGCCGTTCCGTTATCACAAGTAACAGTAGTATTATAATAAATCTTATAAGACATGTCAACTGCATTTGCTGTATTTTTAACTGCATAAACAGATTTCTTGGGAAGTTCAATGAGCAAATTATCCGAAACGTTCTTAAACATAACTCCTATAGATAAGATTTTGGCGCTTGCACTAGATGGTGCTGTGATAATGTCATTGACAATCGGTATAATAGCTGCTGCGGATTTAGTAACATAAAGTTCACCGGTATATCTAACATATTTCCGAACGACTGCTGATCTTCCGGAAGCAGTAGAAATAACTTCAGACAAGACAAAATCTGTCGCAGATGAAGATGCAGCAATTATTTTATGTACTACTTTAAATGAGCCAGCACCAAAAACTACGCGGGCTGCATCAACCAGAGACTTACTCGTATTAAGAATTATATTTGAAATATAAAGATTATATATAGCAGATGTTTCATCAGCCCCGGCTGCTTGAATGTAGTCAATTCCTAGAGCTGATGCAGTGCCAATAATTGTACCCCCAGAAACATTATCATAGAAAGTAATAGTTTCTTGAGTAGAAAACGAGGGAAGACCTGCCAAATCCGTAACTTGGATATACTGACCAAATGATGGTGTCAAGTTTGCTGTAGTTGTTTTTATATGATCTACGGTTCGAGCTTTATCAACTACTAGTTCTCGGGTCGAAAATATTTCTGATTCATATCCATTCACATATGCTTTCCCAGGAGAAATATTAGTAATGAATTTTTCAGCCAGGCCACCAACAACACCATCAACATAATCGTACTTTCCGCCGTTTACAGTTTTCTTTAAATGTTCTCGGACAGACAATTCTAAACCTTCTGTGATGTAGTCGCCGGATTGTTCATATGTTCTGCGCGCAAGATTTTTTTCAAGTTCCGAATACTTAGAATATCTCAAAAGTTCTAACAGATCACCATTGTCATAGCGCATCAATTCAATATAATCTTCACCAAAAGTAGAACCAAGAGGAAGAGTTACAAGAGTAAGAGTAATCTTAAGACGATCCGCGCCGGGCGCTGCATAATTATAAGAACCCTGAGAAGGATCCAATAGTGTTGGATCTGTATTAGCATCAACAATAAATTCATCGATCTTTAACAAAACTGAGCCAGATGGAACTCCGGAGTATTTTGCAAGTATCACGGTCTGTGGTGAAACGTTAGCAAAAGTGCCATTAACGAAGAAAACACCCTTATTAACTGAAGCTAAAACAGCCTGTCCTGTTGCTTCAGTAGTTTCATCTACCAACTTGGTCCATATAGTAAGATTGTTTATATTATCAGTGATTGTTTCACCTGATATAAAAGTGCGTTCGTTATTAATTCCAACATTATAATATGTCACAAATAAAGTTGCAGGATCTGTAGCTGTTGCATTTGTTGCATATTTTACATATGCAGAAAGTTGTGAAGTTTGACCAGTAAGAATTGTTCCTACTAATGTGATAACATCAAGGTCAATCGCTACAATTTTTACATAAGAAACTTCAAAATCCGTTGTAGCATTACCCGGTACAACAACCGAACCGTGCTTAAAGACGTGACCACCAAATGCAGAGATTTGATTTCTCGTGATACTTTGCATCTGAGTAAGTTCTCGTGCTTGTACAGAAACGCCAGGCTTGAAAAGAATCTGGTGGTAATCTGAACTAGGTGTGTAGTCGTCGTAGTATGGAGCAACTGATAAATTTGTAGACATAATTGTAAACCGTGTTTAAACTGTAAGGAAAGTCTTAATGATAAATGTCTGATCGGCAGTAAATGAAAACGGATTTTCCGCCGTGGCAAATAAAAGATCACCAGAGTATTTATCTATGGTTGGCGTGCTAATTGTAGCGGTTGTTGTATAAGATCTACCAGAATCGCCCTCGGCTATATACGTACCGGCGGATGCAACATACCCATAACTGATAGGTTGAAGTGTAATGTCATTAAGTTTTATTGCTACTACTCTGAATTTGGCTCCGTCTTTGAGTAAAATTTCATCTATAACTAAACCAGCGATAGTGTCAAATGTAACATAATGTGCTATTACAGAATTCTGAACTCTAATCAGCTCACCTGTAAGAACATTTTTTGGATTTTTAACCAACCCAAAATATCTATAATCTTGGCCAAGATCAACAATTGCTGGATCTTTTTTGATTACATTTGTGAAAGCAATAGTTGATGAACTTAATTCTCTTACCGCATCACGGCCGTGACCATATTTTGGTGGCATAATAGCATACGACATCATTTCTATATTTGAATCTGATATAGATCTACCAGAATCAGTCACAGAAATATTTGCGTATGTATAATTCTCACCAAAAGATGTCATAACAAGTTTTATAATCTTACCATCAAGTACTTCGGCTATGGCGGTTGCACCTGTCCCATCACCTTCAATGTTCACCAAAACATTAGATGTATAATTAGTACCAGGTTCTGTTACAACTATAGCATAGATAGCACCAGAGACCGATGTCTGTTCAATAATGTATTGATCAGATGAAAAATCAGATGATCCAAGAACAGGAGTAATTTTTGCTTCTACTAATTCTGGGTTTATCGCAGTTGATATGGAAACTATAACTTCAGAGTAATCTTTACCAGGATTATCAACAACCACATCTATAATAGAACCATCATAGATCACAGGCGTAAATTTAGCACCAGTACCATCACCAAAAACTGCAATATTTGTACCGATGCCGTTTTCATACTGTTGACCAGAATCAAGAATGTTTACCTGAACTATTTTACCTTGATACACAATTGCCGAAAGTAGAGCAGAGCCAGCACCATATTTTCCAGTACCTGTTGCATTTGCAGAAACCACAGTTAAAGTAGGTGGTACAGCGTAACCAATACCAGGATCAACAATAGTAACCTTTGAAATTTCACCACCAGAAACATATGTAGAAGTTTCATCATATAATATTTGACTGACGCCGGGTACCAAGATTGCGCCCCCGAGCAAAAAGTTTACTATATTACCATTTTGATAACTAACACCTGGCTTATCTATTGTAGCGCCAGTAACTACACCAGAACCATCAATCACCGCAGTCAATTCTGCTCCAGCACCAGACGCCGTGGTCACCGAGAGTCGTACTCCGGCAATATAGCCCGTGCCACCATTATCAATAACAACATTAGTCACATGCCCAGAAGCATCTACTTCGACATGACCCGAAGCACCAGAACCTGCGAGAGTCGCACCAACTAAACTGATTGTGACATTTGGTGCATCTGTATAACCAGAACCACCGAATTCAACGATAACATCATCGACAGAACCATTGTTATAGAAACTATCGGATAATGCGGTTTGGACTGGGATATATGAGTAAGACAAAAACTTCGATTTTTTGAATGAAGGAATTGCGTACATGTACTTCCAAATGTAACCATCGGAAAGTTTTAACGGTATTGTTGGCTTACCGACCGGCTTGATTGTAGATTGAGCACCATTATTGTTGCTCAAACACTTGTATACATTATATTCATCTGTAACGATAAAATAAGTAAGAGTGTTTAGATCCTTTGTATGATCATATTGGTCATACACAATGCCTTCAGTCCACGGAGTTCTTTTGGTCACCAATGATACATCAGTTGGTGAAACTTTATTAATGTAAAGAATGTTAGTTCTTATAGCATTATTTTCATAATCGGAATTAATCAGATCTGCGTCTACATAGACGTCATCCGGAATCCACGGATCAATCTTTCCAAGGAAGAAAAAATAGTTAGATCGCTGATACTGAATTTCTTTGAGAATAGTATCAGCAACACTAAAGTGAAGACCGGTTCTGATTGAATTAGCCATTATACTACGAGATAGTCACGATCCAAGAAATAGTCAATGTGTCCAAAGCGTCTTTATTAACTACCAAGAATGTCGTACGAGCCAACATAGTACCAGCAGTAGAAGCATTAAAGATACCTGCTTCAGTTACTGGGCCGGTGCCGTTACCTGCACCAAATGTTG